TGAAAAAGATAAATATGTAATGGACTATGCTGGTAATGGGGATGATAATTTGTATATTGGTACATATTTAGTTCCATTTATCTTAGTTTAGATTAGAAAAATAAAAGCTAATAAATGGCACTAATAAAAAAGGGGACTTTCGTCCCCTTTTTTTTACGAAGAAAAAAAAATTTAAGCTGCACCAGGTGAGCCAAAAATTCCTCTTGGATCAGAGAATCCAAAAGAGTATCTCTCTCTCGCCTTAAACCTAACATTACCAGTATCAAAGTCTCCTTCAATAGCAGTTTTGATAGGACTTCTAACGAATTGTTTCATTCCGTTAGGTGCATCCGTCATAATAAAGAAAGCATCAGTATCTGTCAAGTAATGATTAACTCTATAACCTTGTGGCATCATACCCATAGAAGCCATAGCGTTAATATCATTATCAGCAGTACCTACTCTCTGAGGTGACCTTAAAATTCTCTCAGCAGTAAACTGAAGTTCTTTTGGAATAATCAGTTTAACACCCTGCATCGCAATTTTTAGACCTCTCTCATCAACAAATGCAGCAATATCGATTAGAGATTGCTCCAATGAAGTTTCTGATAAATCTGCTGCTGTTGATAATTCGTTTGCGAATGTACCACCAGTAGCGATTGGATGAGCAGTTGAACAAAGTTCTACACCATCACCACCAGCAAAGCTTGAATTAAATGCATTGTTAAGTACATTTGCAGCTTTCACTTGTTTAGTGTTTGCCATAGAACGAGCCAAAGCTCTTGTGTATCTTGCAGCTAATCTATCATAAAGATTATCTTCAATTGCTTCCTCAGTGATAGCAAACGCCATAGCGATTGTTTCGTGAGTGTATCTCGCAGTGAAAGATTCTGTAGCTTGGTCAAAAGTGACTGCACTACCTTCTTCTTTTACTGGAGCACTACCGAAACCACTAAGCATTACTTCTTCTTCGAAAGCTCTATCGGATGCTTCAGATGTAAAGATTTCTGCGTGTTCGTTTTCATAACGATTGTATTCTAAGCCAAAGAGAGCATTTAAACCAGGCTCTAGCTCTTTGACCAGTTGTGATCTTGAAATAGCCATATAATATCTCCCTTATACCCCTGTATCCCCAGCAGCAGCTGGTGGATTCAGAAAATGGTTTTGTATACGAACAATAATGTTTGCGTTTGCAGCACTAGTGTCCTCGTTATTAACATCTTGACATATATCTACAGCTTGCAATGGAATTGCATTCGTAGAATCTGCAGAGCTCGTATCTAATTGCACTTTAGATATGCCAGTTGTTGTGTTACCAGTTACATTTGTTGTTTTATAACCAATAAACAGACCTGCTCTTGTAAAAGCGTCATCTGAATCAACTAAAAACAATGTATTTGGATCATCAATTACATTTGCAACAATATCACTGGCAACAATGCTACCAGGATAAAAATTACTAAATGTGGGTTTCTTCGTGGTTGGATCCGTATAGAAAACACCATTGAAAACTCCTATGGGTTTTACAGCACCACTACTTGCTGTAACATCGTATCTCTCGATATTACCAGCAGCTACTGGAACAACCAAGTCTCCTTGGAAAATTGCTGTACCATAATTGCTTGCAATAGTATACCTATTTTGGGCGTTATTCCACGGAGCACCATTGAGCGATTTATAAGGTCTAAGACCAAACTTTTCACTTACATTAGCCATAATAAGTTTCTCCTTTTAATTAGGCATTAATATTAAACAATTACTTACAGAGATGGCTTTAATCAAAAAATTATGATTTACGACCACCACCAAAAGTTACACGAGATTGTCTGTTAATGTTAACAGGCATCTCAGGTCGTTGTTCCCTTAAAATATCGTTGTCAACGGCTTTTACTTGATCAGCAGTTTTATTTTGAAAATACTGCTTGCGTTGTTCGACTATTTCTTCAGGTATTCTTGCCAACACAAGACCACCAACCCCAATTAACCCCTGATACTGTCCCTTACGGATTACTGGATAATCATGATCACCAAGATTGTTTTTAATTTCTTCAGCTCTCACAAATTCCCATCCTTCTCTGAGTTTTTTAGATACATTACCTGTATCTTCTTGACCCATGAATTCAGTTCTTATCCATCTATGTACATATCCTTTAGGTGCAGGAGGTGCATCTAGACTTGATGGAGGAGTCCAAGGTTTGTTTCTAACGCTTTTTGTTTCACTTGAACTGCGTGAGGTTCTTTTAATAGTTTCATTCATAATTTTACTCCTTCACGAATTTTGCGTATTCTTCTAGTGGCACTCCTAATTTTTTGGCTATAGCCACCTGTGATCGAGTGAGTGTCACAGTTTTGCGACCTAACTGTTTTCTTCCAGCAGAAGCCACAGTTTGAATCGGTTTGTTATCATTAATAAACTTTTGAGGGAAATAACCCCTCATCTGTTTATCTACTTCATTGTAATACTCCTCAGACTCAAGGTCAAACCCTTGCTCAACTAAGTCTGCGTGAATACCGAAAGCAGCGTTTGTCATTGCTTTGTCCTGACCAAACCATGTGTTCTTTGTTGCCCACGCTTGAGCTTTAGGACTAGCTTGTGGTTTTTCAACAGGTTGTTGTTCAGGTTGTTGAATTTTTTGCTCAACAGGTTGTTCTTTTTTTTGCTCTTCTTCTTGTTTTCTTTGTTCTTGAAGTATTCTTGCTTTTTCTTTTTCAACAGACAACTGAGTTAATTTATCATTTGCCTCCATGATTGCCTTTGAATCGTTAGCTTCAATAGCAACTTGTAAATTATGTTTTACTTGTTCTCTTTGAGCATCAATCCTAGCATCAAATTCTTTTGCATAATTGTCATCAATTACAGATGATCTTTTTTCTACATCAGAATATTTTTTTTGTAAACCTTTCGCATAATCAAGAGCAGCCTTTTCTCTTCTTTCCGATTCTCTAAACTTTCGAGTCAGTTGGTCAATTCTTTTTTGAACATTCTCAGTGACTTGATTAAGATTTTCTTGTTCAGGTTTTTCTTCTGTTTCGTTATCTGTTTTTTCTTCTTCTTTATCGACTACTTTTGATTTAGTGCTTGCTTTTATAGGGTCACTATACCCCAAATCAACTTCACCTATTTCAGGTTTAGTATCTGTTTTTTCTTTTTCTTCGATTGCAATATCTGTTTCGTTAACATCATCTGTGTCAAGTTCAACTTTATTGTTTTCAGCCATAAATTACTCCTAGAATAATGCGAGGATGTCCTCTGGTTTATTAATAGTTCCAATGATTTCATCATCGTTCAAAATACGATGTTCACCATATTTTGTTTTAAATCGAGCTCCAGTATATCGTCCATAAACAACAAACTGTCCCTCTTTACACCAAGGTCCTGTAGGAAATTTATTTTTATCCTTATAACAAAGGTCACCCATCTTTACAACAAAACCAACGACAGTGGTAAGTTGTTGCGTTTCAAGAGTTTTCTCTGTTAAATAAAGACCACCTTTAGTTTTTTCTTTTGGTTGATAAGGTCTAACTAAAAGTCTATAGCCTACTGGTTTGGGTAATACTTTAAGATATTGTTCCACTTCTTTTGCACCTTTTGGAACTAAAGGTTCGTCCTCATCATTCGGTGGAACGACAAGTTTTTTTTCAGGTTTGATCAATGTCATCTACATCATCCTCTCTATTTTGCAGGTCTTTAAGATCCTGAAGCACAGCTTCTAGAGCTGCGAGCTTGCCTTTAGCATAATGTAGATTGTCCAACTTGTCTATACCATAGCAAATATGGTCTTTAGTTTTATCAATTTCTTTTCTGATGTAATGTCTAATTGTTTGTATTGTTTCAATATCAAGCATGTCTTAAATGTGACTTAGGTCCTAATTTTTTTCTATGTGTAAGTCCATTTTTGTTATACCTTCTTTTTTTTCTTTTTACAAATACTACTTCTACTTTATGAAATTTTTTTACCATAATATATTACAGGACTCCTATAGGGCATTCTATTATTTCTAAGTTTTGGAAATCGTTCACCACTACAATCTTTCAAAGTTAATATTTTAATCTGTTTCGCCAATCTCTTTTTTCCCCCCTTGGACTCGCTATTTGCCTTTCGCATACATGATCACTATGTGTTGTAACAACCATAATCTCTTTATCTGTGCATATGTAAAAACATTTTACGGAGTCTTCGCCAAAAAAAGGATCAACTCTTTTTTCTTTTGTTAATCTACAAGTTACATGGTATTGATTTCTATCATCATACAATTGACCTTTACCTGACCATTTGTAATTTTTTGTAAAAGCAGAATTACAAAAAAATAATGGGAGCATAAGAGCTCCCATTAAATTATTTTTCAGCACAGGCATAACTGTTAATCTCTAGACCAACAGAAATTTCTGTAATTATTGGTTTTGACCACATAATTATCTCCTTAGTTTGAAGTGCTGGTTATCTTACTGATCGCAGTCCACTTAGAAAGTATTCTAATCTATTTTCTAATCTTTGCAATACCTTTTAATCCAAAGGATCCTGCAATCGAAGCTAACATGCCATAAGATATCCAATCAGGACAATCGTTCTTTAAAAATAAAAACCCTTGTTGCATATAAGGTTGAAGTGCAGGAAAAAATGAGGCAAAAAGTATAAAAATAAAGGTAAGAGTCCAAGCTTCGTCTTTCCACGAATTATCTGATGCTTTCATAGCTGATTCATCCCAATTACCATCTTTTTCAATTTTGGTTTTTGTCGCTTCTAATTTAGTTAACTCAACTTGACTTTTAAGTTGTGCTTTTTTTTGTTTGCCCTCTATCCATGTTTTTGCCAAACTTGCAACAGGACCTAAAATTGCTGTAAACATTATATCTCCTTTTGATAAATAATTTTATTTTCGCCTTTTTCAGCTTCTTTAAAATTATAAGTCTTTAAGAGCATATCGACAATACCCATCTGTAGGTCTTT